GCATCATCCATACGTACCAATTTATTAAACACTAAAACATCTGTGCTGTTTTCTGGAGCAGGCCATATTTTTAAAGCAGGTGTTGTTAATTTATCAAAAAAGAACTGTGATGGTCTTGCTTTTGTTGTTTTATTAGGAATATTTAAATATTCAGATCTACTTATTCTATTGATGCTAATGTCCGTTTGTACATCATTAACTGTTCTACGTAGAACAACATCTAAGACATCTATAACATTTGCATTAAGCGAGTAATCGGTAGTTCCTTCTGTAACAGTCTGCGTGGCTTGTTCTATTGTCCATTGATTTAAACCCCTATTAGCCCATTCTGCTAACATAAGGTTCACGCTTCTAATTGCTGTTTTTAGATCATAACCAGTGCGTAACTCTGCACCGCATCTTTCATAAGCTTCTTCAATAAACTCTGTAACGTTGGGTTCAAAGTTTGTGCTACCTGATAAAGCCATTACTTTTTCTTTTTAGCTTTTAAAGATTTCTCTATCTGTCTTGCCTGCTTCGCATGTAACTTAGACGCACCTTTGAGTTCTTTTATAAGTTTTCTTTTTGCTGCTACACTTAATTCTGCCATCATTCCTTCCTATCATCTTGGTTATACAGATTATCAAATGTTGTATATGAATCCATATAACTATCATGTTTCTCTGCTGAATGTACCCACTGACTTGGTGAAAAGTCTGGTGGGCCATCCCCTACACGCCAAAGTGCTGGGTTTGTTGCTCTAACCCTATTGTTTGGCAGAGCTACAAAATTACCTGTATATTCACCTGCGTCAGTCAAGTATAGCACATGACTTTGTTTATGTTGTGCTGAATCATCTGCAATACTGTGTTCCGTATAATCAACAGTAAACATATAGGTTCCTGTATGAAATTCTCCGTCTATTTTGCAAATCCATGGTGAAGAACTTACTCTATCTAAAACTACAACTGAATGATGATGGCTTAGACAATCCCAGGGTTGTGCTAAATGATCTTCCATTGGTGTAGGCCATTCATCTAGTGGAACATCAGCAATTAACGCTTGTATGGGCATACGTGCCCACATTGCACCTCCGTGTATGTTTTCATCATTATTATCCTCTAAGTCGGTCTCACATCCTGTGAAAACAACTTGAAAGGACAAAGATCTGTCTGGAATTGTATTAACGGCAAATGCTAATGCATGTAAATATTCACCGTGATAGTTTTGATGGTTGGCTGTAAATTCCTTACGCACCCAACACTTAAACTGTGGTATGTTTGATATTAAATAAGACAAAATAACCCCCTTTTATCTTTTAATTTTTATTATTTTCTGCCTCTTGCTCTATATTTAGAAGCCTTGCCACCTCTAGCCATGTATTTAGAAGCTTTACCTCCTTTAGCCATGTATTTAGATGCCTTACCACCTTTTGACATATACTTAGATGCTTTACCACCTTTAGACATATATTTTGAGGCTTTGCCACCCTTAGCCATGTACTTTGAGGCTTTGCCTCCCTTCGACATGTACTTTGAGGCTTTGCCTCCTTTAGACATATATTTAGCACCTTTTGCGTAATATTTAGTTCTTTTAAACATTTAAGTCCTCACTTTTTTTTACTTGATTTTTTAACTTTTTTTGCAGGTGCTTTCTTTTTTGGTTTGACTACATTACCAGCAGCATCAAGGAAGATGCGATCTTCAACTACTGGTTTGTCTGGTCTAACTTTTGCATCAAGCCTAGCCTGTGATTTTGGATCTACATTAGCTTTTTTCTTTGGCATCTTTTACTCCTAACTTATTGTAGTAACCTTTCTTTTTGGCTCCATAACTGCTCCACAACCTCTAGCTATAAAACCACCTTTTTTCATTTTAACACGATTTTGTTTTTTCATGGCTTTTTCTATAGCCATACCTCTTTTCATCTCATATGAAGATAATTTACCATCTTTATTGAGATCTGCTTTTTTTCTGTTTTTTAACATTGTAGTACCTCCCGTACTCATAGAAACTCTAGCTTTTTTTGTGTTTGCTACCACAGTTTTACCTTTTGCACCTGCACTTTTCTTTTTTCGTGCAGTTTTTGCTCTTTCGGCTTTTGATAAACTTCTGGCTTTTGCTGCAGGAAGACAGCGATCTGGATTTTTTTTGTTTTTACTGGTGCCACATTTGCCTTTTATAGCGCCATCTGTACCTATACGTACCCAATTTTGTTCTCGCCACTGCTTAAGCTGTCCCATTATCTTAATCTATTTGACATCACAGCACCTTGGCCTCGTATGCTTACAAATCCACCTTTTGCTTTCTTTTTTCTTTTTTTACTGCCTTTTGCATAATTTGGATCTTTGCAGTATTTTGATGCGGCCATATTGGCATATGCTGAAGGGTATGTATCAAAAGTTCTTTTTGCCCAAGCTTTACCTGCAGGACAGATTTTACCGCCACTTTTTGCTTTTTTAGCCATTTAACACTTCCATCTTCTTCTTGCTTGCCTAATTCTTGAATTAGGGTTATTTCTTGTTTTTGCAGAACTGCGTTTCAGTTGACCTAATGATCTAGCACAATAGGATTTACGTCTTTTTGCAGCTTTGCTACCTTTTTTTACCTTACCAGTCACTGCACCTTTGAGTTTAGATCCTGGATTTTTTTTTCGGTATGCTTTGATACCTTTACGGGTCATTCCCGCCCCTTTTTTAGTAGGGCGGTAATTACCACCTTTACCAGTAGTCCTGCGTATCTGTTTAGCTTTTCTTCTGGTAGCCATTCATTAATAGTTTTTATTCAAAACTAAAATGATTGAATACGCATCACCGCTAGAGTGTCCTACAGTTGTAAAGTCTATATCACCAGTTACACCTGAGCCTGCATTGTTTGGGATGCCACTAAATCTATCGTCATAGTATTCATCGCCTGTACTGTCAGCAGGTAATGGTATAGCTAAAACATTAGTTGAGGCATCAAATTCTATATCTACACCCATACCTCTGGTTGCCCAGTAGATACGAGCAATAGAGACGCTGGTACAAGCTTCTCCAACGCTGTTGGAGGCCAACGCAGAGACATCTACTTTTTTAACACTAGATTCGCCTGTACCATCTGACTCGTTTGTAAATTTCAGTATTGCAACTCTATCCGTGTCTTGGATAGTTTGCGATGTTACTGTATCTGCCATTACTTACTCCTATCTTTCGACTGCAGCAACAACATAATCAATAGTCATTGTTTTTGCAGCGGCTTCTCCATTTTGAATACCAAATGATACTGTAAGCTCTTCATCATCAGGTAAGTTAGCGTTTGTTACACCAACAGGATCAGCGTTATTGACAGAGTAATATACTTGTGAAGATCTATCTGGATCTAAAAAGAATGATACTGTTATGAAAGTATCATCTGCCATAGTTGCAACATCTTCTGTAGAAGTGTTTGAATTATCTTTTTCAACTAAGAAATCAAGACCTGCATCACCATCTGCGGAAATAAAGAACACGCCATCTGTCGTATCAAGTGGTGTGGTATCTGTTATACCGAGACCGATTACAAAATCTGATTGGTCAACATCACTAACTTTAAATCTTGCAGAAAAGTAAGCTCTCTTACTTGTGCTTAGTTTGAAAGCTTCGCCTTTAAGCTGTAAAAAATCTAAGTCATTGTCACCTGCAGCATTAGTCAGCAATAAATGCCCACCAGCTCCAGAGGTTATTGCTTCAGATGCACTCCCTGTGCCAGCTTCAGTTGTAGTTACCGTCCAATCACCAGAATTATATGTAAAGAAATCATTGTGATACATATAATAAGTTTGATCAGATGGATAAGGAACGAACATAGGAAGGTCTTTTTTATGCTTAGTAGCAACATTGTTACCTGCCCAGAGTATTAAGTTTTGAAAATGTGGATTAGCCATTATGAACTCCTGTAAATTGTATTAATGGAAACCTTGCGGCCCTCATCAAGCTAATTAATTTAATAACCTTTTAAATTCTATACCTAAATTATTTGCTCTGCAACAAAAAAGGGAGCCG